ATCATCGGCGTGGGTGCGATGGGCACCAACGTGTACGCCAAGGTCACTGCCGTAGGTGCGTTCGGCGAGACCGCCGGTAGCGTGGCTTCTGCTGCGGTGAATATCGCCCAGGCTGCTACCCGCGTGGTGGACTTCTCGTGGACGTCGGTGAGCGGCGCTCTGGCCTACAACGTGTACGCCTCGCTGGCCGACAATGGCGGTGTCGACCCTGGCGATGGTAGCCGGTACTACTACGGCACCAGCGGCTGGACGTCGTTCACGGTCGGCGCTGCTGGCCGCGTGACCTCCGGCAACACTGTCCCTACTGCCGACACCGGCACTGGCGACACGAACGGCTACCAGGGGTGGATCCAGAACAGCACCGCCAATGGTGCCTACACTAAGAGCCTGGGCACCTCGCTGACCGGTAGCAGCATCACGGCCTTCCAAGATGCATTCTTCAGCTTGTACCAGTCCAATAAGGGCAACCCGGACGAAATCTGGGTCACCCCGCAGGTGCGTCAGGACGTCAGCCAGCTGATTATGAATGGCGCTACCCAGCCGTACCGCCTCACCTACGACCCGAACCAGCAGGGCGGGGTTATCGCTGGCGTGTTCGTGCCGACCGTGCTGAACGAGACCACGGGCAAGGCCGTGCCCCTGACCGTGGAGCCCTGGCTGCCCAAGGGCAACGCCGTCATCGCCCAGTACACCTTGCCGTTCGCCACCGCCTTCGGCAGCAACCTGTGCGCTGAGGTCGTGTGCGTGCAGGACTACATGCAGATCCAGTGGCCCATGACCACCCTGCGGTACGAGAGCACCGTGTGGTGGATGAGTGTGTTGTCTATGATTGCCCCGACGTTCCAGGGCTGGATCCACAACATCGCCCACAACGCTGACGCTACGGTCGGCCCGCTCAGCTAGTGCTTTACTTGGTGGATTGGGGAGGCAGCGGGCTAGGAGATGGGGCAGCCCACTCCTGGCGGGTCGTAGACCCGGTGACTAAGACCGACCTGGGGCAGTTTCTGCACCTCGAAGTCCTGGCACCGTGCCGCCTCCTCAATCTACCAGACGTGTTTATGGAGCATTCGCCGCTCAAGGGCTGGATGGAGGTTGAGGGCATCCTCACGGTGAACGGAACAACCGCAGTGATCATGAGGGAGTCAAACGATGGCTAGGGTTGACCTAGGCTCTGGAATCGCAGCAGGCCTCGATATGCCTGGCCGCAAATATAACGCCAGGGGCGGCTATGTCGAGGTCAGCCATCCGGTAGACTTGGCCGCAATCAAGGCAGACACCGGGCTCTCGGTGAGCGAGATGGCTCCGCTGTTCGCACCAAACGCACCAGAAGTGCATTGCAAGTGCGGCTTCAACCAGTTCGCCGCATTCCGCGACCGGCCATGCCCGCGGTGCGGACGTGAGGAGTGGGAGTAGATGGCAGACTCGACCGTCGTGACAGTTGCGGAGTATAACGCTGCCCATATCCTGCTGGACACTCCGCAGGACGCTGGGTTCTCGACGGGCAATATCCAGGCCGCCATCAATGGCGCAACCGACTGGCTTGAGAGCCAACTGTATCAGCCAGTACAACAGACCTCGCATACTGACATTTACAACGTGCAGCAGTCCGACTGGTGCAGTGTAGATACAGGTGGGAACCTAAATATCTACTTGAAATACTTCCCAGTTATCAGCTTAGATAACCTCTACTGGCGTATTACGCCATCGGATAACTGGACTCACGAGTTCGCCACGGACGACTATAGCTATGCTGACGACCTCCGGGTAATTCAGGTGCCGTTCGCGAACCCCTTCTGGCCGACGAGTTCGGTATACCAGCAGGTCAAGGTCGTGTATAGCAGCGGCTACCTCCAGGCTGCGATGCCCAACGACATCAAGCAGTCGGTAATTACCCTCACGGCAGCGCTGCTCAGCCGTGGCTATACGACTATCGACGGGGCAGGCCAAGTACACCGGCTGCTCTCGCAGGCCGACTGGCGAATGGTCAACGATACCATCGACAAGTACACCCGGAGGTTCTAAGCGTGGCCCGCGTCGAAATAACCCCCACGTTAGTAACCAGAGATGGCGTGGCTGACCCAGTAGCGGTGCTTGGCACAGCGGACGGTAACGCCTTCGCCAACACCGGCATAGCTTACGTTAGGGCCGAGAACCTGAACCTGAGTTCGACACGTACTATCACCTTCATTCTCCCACAGGTTATCGACGGCGAGACAGTCAACCCCAGGAGCGAGACTATCCCGGCAGCAAGCACCCGAACCTTTGGGCCGTTCCCAACCGACCTTTATAATCAAGCGGACGGCACGGTGTGGGTTGATGAGGATGCGGCGGCCCCTGCCGATATTTCGTTGCAGGTCTATACGCTCTGATGTTCACCTTCTCGATGACCATCACCCCCGACCTGGCGACCAAGGCGCAGAAGATGCGTCGGTTGCAGGAGGGCGGTATCTACGAGAGCACAGCCCGCATCGGCCAGCGGTGTGCCGATATTTACCTCCAGGCGCTTAAGGTCGAGGCCCCGGTATCGAAGGACGAAGGCGACCCACGGCCCCGAAAGTACCCCCACGGAACACTGCGTGACCGCCTCCGGAAGGTGCAGAAGACCTCGGCCTCTGGATACGTCTCGTTCGAGTTCCGCACCGTCCCGTATGCGGTATACGTCATCAATGACACCCGCCCGCACCGTATCCCCGGCTCACCACTACCGTACCCGCTGAAGTGGTACAAGGGCGGCCAGATGTACCTCGCACATGCCGTCAACCATCCGGGTACTAAGGCAAACCACTTCGCTGAAAAAGCCTGGGCAAAGGTGCACGGCCAGATTGAAGGCGAAATCAAGCGGGCAGGTCGCCGTCTCCTCTCGCAGGTACTGACATGAGTGCGACAACCATCAAGGTCGCTATCGCCCAGCTGCTTCGGGTCAACTTCCTGAACGGCAACACCTACCAGGGGTCGTCACTCCAGACCGTGACGACCCAATACGAACGTTATACTGCGAGCAGTAGGATGCCGCGGGCTATCGTCTGGGATGAGAACGCCCGTGAGGAACTTCTAGCTGGCGGTACTATCAACGCTGGCGTTCGCCGAAATATTGTGCCAATTGTTATCCGCCTCGTAGGCTACAGTGGGCAAGGCCAGGGGGGTGCTGAGTCGCAGGGCCTAGTATTCGATGCGTTAGTCGATGCGGTCTTACATCTCCTCCGGGTGCCCGCGAATGTTACACTAAGCGGGGCCGCTGATGTCCCTGGGTACTCAAAGGTGCTCTGGCAGGGCCTGAACGGGATACAGGTAACAAAGTATTTCCCGGAGGAGCGCCAGCAGTTCTTACTCTATCAGGCAGATATTCGGGTAGATGTCTGGGAGGACTACGACATTGACAGCTAACGATGACATTGTGCAGGTGCGGCGCAGGCCGGGTTTCAGCGGCGATGTTACCGCAACCCTGTATACTGGGGAGACGGTGACGTGGTGTGTTGGCGAGTGCATCCCGATGCGGCGAGCGGAGGCCGAGCAGCGTGACGATGCCGAGATTGTCATGCCGGAAATGAGCGATCCCTCGAAGGTGCAGGAGGAATAGATGGCACTCGTAACGACGAAGCGGCGGCTGGGTTACCTCGGCCTGAAGAAAGAGACCACCCCTGGTACGGGTGTCGCGCCGCAGTATTTCTACAAGCCTTCGGGCGATGTGCTCGTTCAGCAGTCGCAGTCCTTGATGGAAATCAGGAACGGCAATATCCGTGACCTGAGCGCCCACGTCAAGACGGAAATCCACGAGGCGGGGAACTTCAAGACCCTCTGGTATGCGTCGGAGGGCGCGGCCCTGCTAGCCTATTCGCTGGGTGCCGACTCGGTTAGCGGCGCGAGTGACCCTTACACGCATACCATTACGCTTGCCGACAATATCCCCTACGTTTCCTGTGAGCAGGGCATCGCTGAGAACAGCGCCGTCCTCCGTGGTGTTGGCTGCAAAATGGCCGACCTCACGATGGATGTGGCCGTCAACGAACCGTGCTACCTCACGGCTACTGTCCTCGGCGTGACGGAGGATGACAGCCAGCCAGCCGCTACGGTATCGTTCACGGACAGCACTGCTAACGGCCCGTTCATGTTCAACCAGGGGACGGTAACCTTCACCGGCCCGACGGATGCCACGACCCTCCAGGCGCAGATGGTCAAGTGCCAGGTCAAGCTAACGCAGAATGCCCGCCAGATTCCCGTCGTGGGCTATATTACGCCGCAGGCAGTGCTGGAGCAGGCCCGTACCGTTGAGGGCACGGTAGACTTCGTGTGGACGGGTGCGAGCCTGTACGAACTGGCATTCAACGGCACCAACACCGCGACGGCCCCGTCGGCAACCGTCGGCAGCGGTTCGCTAGTCTTCACGCTAACTACGGGGGCATCTCCAACCCGCTCGGTGGCGGTGACGATGGCGAATATCGACTTCCTGTCGGTGAGTGCACCCCGTATCAACGCCGATGCCTCCGAGGCTATCGTGACGGCGACATTCCGCGCTAAGCGGGTGTCCTCGACGATGCCCATCTCGATTGTTGCCCTCAATGGCGACAGTGCAGCTTACGTCTAGGTACGAAAAATAGGACGAGGAGAGACCCGCCAATGGCTGACGACAACAAGGTGCTCGACCTTAGTGAACTGGCACCGCAGGTAAAGCCGTTTGACCTAAACGGCACCCGCTATGAGGTCAACCTCCGGGTGCCGCCCAGCACTATTAAGCGGATTATGCGCTGGATGAATGCCTACGCTAGCGAGGCCGACTACCCGACGCTTGATAGTGACCTCTGGGAGCTAACCTCGCAGGTAGTAGTGGGTATTACTCCGCAGGATGCCGAGGAAACCTTCGGTATGTATGCCTGCTTCGCGGTGCTCAATTTTTTCTCCGGGCCGCTTACGAAGACCACAGCACTGATGAGCTAACCGATACTGCCCTGTATATTGCCCTCGAATATCAGGGAGCGCTCACCGTGCGGGAATTACTAGCTGACCATGCCCTCCAGCGGGCGGCGATACGGGTGCTCCTGGCACGAGCGGATGCACAGAAGCGAGCACGCGACGAGTACAAGGCCGAGCAGGATAGGTTAGCAGAGTTTACGGAGCGGAACCGAGCGCGGGGGTTCTGATGGCCGACGAGACGGTCGTTGCACAACTAGATGTAAAGGCAGATGCCAGCCAGGCGCAGCAACAGCTGAACCAGCTGGCATCTGCCATTGATAAACTCAACGCCCATATGGGTGCGACGAAGAATGCCTCGGCGCAACTTGCTAGCGGCCAGCGGGAGGTCGCGTCTGCAACGACGTCAGCAACCGGTTCTATTGACGCACAAAAAGAGCAGCTAAACAGCTTTACCTCGTCGATAACTTCGGCAGTAGTCCAATTCGCCGCGCTAACTGCTGGGGTTGCATCGTTCAAGTCTTCGGCTATCGACTTCAACTCTACGCTCCAGCAATCGCAGGTCGCGTTCGAGGTCATGACTGGGAGTTCTATCACAGCGCAGCAGCATATTCAAGCGCTTGTAGACTTCGCCCAGGCAACCCCATTTGAACTCCCGCAGGTACTTGAAGCATCGAAAAAGCTTCAAGCGATGGGGAGCGATATAAAAGATGTTATTCCCGAACTCCAGACGTTAGGGAATATCGCTGCCGGTGTCGGCATGGAAAAGTTCCCTAACCTTATCCTCGCATTTGGGCAGGTGCAGGCTAAGGGTCGCCTGATGGGCGAGGAGATACGGCAGTTTACCGAAGCTGGCGTCCCCGTGCTAGACACGCTAGCGAAGGCCTATGGCACCACTACAGCGCAGATGCAGAAGTGGGTCGAAGAGGGCAAGGTAGGCTTCCAGTCGCTGCGATATGCGCTCGACGAACTAGGGAATACTAAGTTCGGTAACCTGATGGAAAAGCAATCGCACACGCTTGCGGGTGCTGTTTCTAATATCAAGGATAACCTAAACAGTTTAGGTGCTCGCGCTTTCAAACCGTTATTCGATGCGCTCTCTGAAGCAGCAAATAAGTTCGTAGACTTCCTAAACAATGCAGATATCAGGAAAAATGCCGACAATCTAGCGGAAAAAATACAAGGCATTATTGATAAAGTAAAAGAAATTGGTACAGAGGCATCGAATAGTGCGCCGCTTGTCACAGCACTTGGAGTAGCTTTAGCAGGTCTAGCTGCTCAAAGCACAATCTCAGGGCTAGCAAATATTGTTAGCCTCTTGGGGCGCATAGGCTCCGCTGGTGCGTTTATCGGGGCAGCCGCGACAATTGCTGGTGTTGCAGTTGCCGGGACTGAAGAACTCTCGAAACGTGGAATGCTTCCCCCACCTCCGGGTCAAGGGCCAGACCCGTATGAAAAGTACCGAGGAAAAACTCCCGTTACTGCCCCTACCCAGGGGGATATCACGGCAGCGGTTACGCGAGCACGCGGGCAGGAATATGCAGATGAGATGGCGCAGATAGCTAAGGCGAATGCCGAGGCCGAGTCATCATTTGTGCCTGTACGCGATGGGTTCGACAAGATGCTCGAAGCTGCTAAGCGCCTGGACGATAAAAAAGTCCCTGACCTCTTGGGTGGAATAGGGGGTGCTGCGAAGAAGGCCGCTGAGGAAGGTATTGATATCCTTCTTGCAAAGATGCTCGCCCTTCGCGATGCGATGCCCGATATTATCGCCGCAGTGGCAGGCGGCGACCTTGCGGGGGCAGCACAGCGTCTTGTCGAACTGGGCAAATCGAATGCGGAGGCAGTCAACGAAGTCCTTCGTATTCAGGACGACCTGGCCCGTAAGGCTGAGGAGAACCAGCGGAAGGCCGAGCAGGCTGCGAAGGATGCGGCAAACCAGGCCAAGGAGGCTCGGCAGGCGTGGCTTGACTATGCGAATACGCTAACTGGTCAGGTTGCGAAGGCCTTTGATGCCCTACTAGGCGCTTCGCAACGTTCGGCAGGTGTTGTCGCGAACTATATCAAGACCCTCGGCGGGGCAGCTGGTTCGGCCATCACCTCGGCGCTCAATATCCCCATAAACGCGACTATCTACAAAAAAC